TCGATAAAGGCGGGCGTGCAGTTCGCAAGCGTTGCAGCAGCAGCAAAGTTCGTCCCGATAAAATCGGAGGCGTTGGTGCAGTAGTAGGTAAACAACCACCTCCCAACCGCGCCCTTCGGAAAAGACACGACGTTGCCTGTGATGGCGATGGGAAGATTGCCAGTGTTGACAATGGTGGTGGTACCGAACATGGACGAGTTGGTTGGGGCAAGGCCCGACCACTTGGCCCATTCCTGCGACTCAGCAACTGAACTGTTGAGCACCGGCTTGCGTAACTCGATCTCGTAAGTGACCCACAGGTCACCAACAACATTGCCAGTCGCTGGCATGCCGCTGGTAGCCACGAAGGTTTTACCGAGGTCGTACATCAGGATGTTGTCAGTGGGGGGGATTAACCCGCCACGAACGTACTGTGTGGAGAATGGATTCTCCTTGGGATCACACTCAATGGGGTGAGCGAAGGCTTCGCACGGACACGCTTCGGAAGACCAGTACTCATTGAGCATCTCTACCTTGCTGTTCGGCGCCGTGTCACTGGCGCGGTAAGTCGTCTGCAGCATCACGGACCCAAGAGCTGGATTGGTGGTGCTGACGGCACTACCACTCGTGGGTACGTAATGGAACACCATGCCTTTAACACGGTACTCCTGGAACTTCTTGGCAATGTCATTGAGCCAGGGAAAGGTGGTGTTGAGCCCAGGATTCAGGGAAAATTCCTGCTGAACCGTGAACCCAGTAGAACCTCGAATTTCTCCGAGGAACTCCTTATGCCTGACTGTGATACTTTGCCCCGTGTTGTGCATTGCTGGGATAGAATCCGAGCCGTTCAAAGAACGTTGCACAATGGTGTTTGCGGAGACACGATAGTCCCCAGCTCCTAGCCACTTCGACAAACTGGCCGCCAAACTCGTGCCTAAGCTCGAGCCTGCCGACCCCTGTCCGATGAAATTGCCTATGGCACCCCCACCGAGCCCGCCCAAGGTCCGCAAAGCGAGCCCCAGGCGGGTCATTTCCTTCTTCTTATTCTTCTTCTGCATTTGCGCAGGCATCACTTTAATCTGTGCACGCGATTTCTTTGGCATGTTGGCTGTTACAGATTATAACGCGGGCGCCAACAGCATTGTCACTGGAGCTAACGGTTCAGGGTCCTTCGCCAAAGCGTCTTCCCCTCTCATCGTTTCGCCCCAAGGTCCCAACCTCCATGAAGAGTAGTGGCTTTCTAAGGCCATCTGCTCCTCTGGGGTGACACCAAAAGCAGTGTGGAAGGAGTTACGAGCGACATCTGTAATCGGCTCGCAACTCGCATTCATGTCGGCGTGGAATGCTCGAGTCGACCCGTGATAGGCCAACTCGATTTGTCGCACAGTACACTTGCTACCATTTGCCCGAAGACAAGCAGCAAACGCCTGGACAACTGGCACTCCTCGAGCCAACGATCCCTCACACACACCCACCGCCATCATCCACCGCCGTAACCCGTTAAAGTTGGCGACCGGAGTCAGGCACATGGTTGCCTTTGTGATCAATGTCTGTGGGTTCCGTACCATGTTCCAACCATTGAACGTTGAAACAGGTTGTGCTTGACAGAATTCAACAGACTCAAATTCATGAGCTGTATCCTCCAACACCATTCGGAACCCCTTCGTAGCGAACCAGTCACACATTCCTTCGCGGAACTGGGTTTCTACACTACGGTCCATAAAATACTGACAATCGTCCCCGTTATT